CGGCAAGTATGACAATACAGTTGCATTTATTGAGCGTGAGCAAAAACAAGGTCTCGTTATCAACGACAAGATATACGAGATGATGGACAAGATGCAATCTACGCCACAGACACATCGTGGTCTTGATTTAATTTACAAGAAAGATGGAACGACTGACTCAGCTTATACACTAGCATCGGCAGAAGCTCTAAAGCAGTACAAAGACAATCAAAACGAAACTGGTGGTATGTCACCACTGTTTATGCGCAGACAAGCACAAGACAGACTTCGTGTTGATACTTTAAACGGCTCAGCTTCATATCAGGGTAAAGCAGGTAAAGCGATATGGGAGTTTCCTAACTGGGAAGAGTTTGGACCAACTGGTTTTGAAACTTTCTTACATAGCTTGCGTGACCACTTTGGCATATCAAATGAAATGCCGTTTAGTCAGCGCGCAGGTTTTGTGTTCGGCACGGTGCGCCAATATTTAGAAGCATCAGGTCGGCCAGTTACAGAAGCAATACCTGAGTCTGACTTAGAAATGCCACTGATTGACTATATTGTTAACGCTTATGGTCAAGATGGCAGCTACGTTTATTCACACACTCGTGGTGGCACACCAAAGCTGTTCTTGGACAAGCAATCAGGCGTAACACTGTATCAGAAGAACCATGCCATATTTGATGTGGCAGAACATGGTTTCGAAATGCAGCGTGCTGCCATTGAGCTTGGCCGTATGCGAGCTTTCTTAGAAAACAAAGTGCCAGCAGCAAAGAAGATGCCTTCGAGTGAGCTGTTTCAAATGCAAGAAGCATTAGAAGCACTAGAAGGGTTCAGGTCGTCATATCCTGTGTGGTTCGACGGAACATCATCTTCATATCAGCTACACGCTGTGCTTACTGGTGACTCTAACCTAGCTCAAGAAACTAATCTGTCATCGTTTGATCCAGACGGTGCAGGTGGTGACTTGTACAGACCTGGTGCAGTGTTTTTGTCGGAGCTTACAAAGCTACCGCAATCGAAGACACGAAAAGTTACTAAGAAGTTTATTGCAAACAGGCGTTCGTATGGTCAGGTAAAACTGACTGCTATGAGAGCTGGTGCAGACGAGCTTGCAAAATCAATTCCTGAATTTGCTGAACGAACAGAAGAAGGTCAATGGACTGACAGCTTGAAAGAAAAGCTGGGTATGATCCAGAACAGGCTTGAGTCTGATTTTGACAGCAAGTTTGTAGGTAGTCCTGTTGCCGAAGGTATCGCTAAATCAATTGCAAAGCGGTTGTTTAACGATCTTGGCGCAGATAACTTTGCGGTTCGTGTTCCACTACCTGATGGTGACATCGCTGTTTACACAGGCAAAATGCCTGATAGTGCAAAACGGCGTGTTACATGGGAAATAGACAAAGACAAGCGTGCAGCAGTTCCGGTTTATATGGACAAGAAGTCTATATCTGGCTTTGCAGCGTTTCTCAATCACGCACTTGATGCTTATGTACAGCGTGAGCTTGCTAAGCGTCTTCGTGGCGAAAACGTGTCTGGATTTATGCACACACATGATGCGTTTGCCACACATGCCAAGAACGGCATGCGCATGCGCGAACTGTATTATCAGATCATGCGTGAGATAGCATCAATGCCGATTTACCGTGACATCTTGCAAGCAAACGGACTCGATCCCGAAACACTGCAAGTAAAATTTAACATAACAAACGAGCAAGGTGGTCAGAGTATTACTCAGCCAATGCTCGAGGTGCTTGACGCAATTGACGAACAAAAGACTGAAACATTCAGTCGTGACGAAGACACAGTCAATTTCTACGCACTTTCATAAAATTATAAGGAGAGCAAATTGAAACCTTACGAAATATACAGCTTCTTAGAGCATTTCGATAAAATCATCTCAGATCAACGTTGGTCACTTGAAGGTAAAATCTTAATGGGTACCGAACTGCTAAAGGCAATGCCACCAGCTAGTTTGGTAGGAAGCGCTAAGCACACACACAGCGCTGTGCAACACAGCATCGCTGCGCAGTTGGAGATATTATCAAATGAAGCCAAAAGCGCAGCTAAATCAAAAGTCGAAAAGACTACGAGCGAGCCCGAAGATAAAGGCAGCATGGACGGAAGAAAACAAGCACCTGCATCCGATAACAAGGATGAAACAGGAGGGCGGTCCAAGGTGGGAAAAACACCTAAAAATGCTAAAGGAAGTCGGGGCAAAAAACCATCGGCCAAAGGGAACACCTGACGGCTGGGGTAGACAACCTGAAGAGTTGGCTAAAGCTCGTGAGCAAGCAAAAATCAAAGCAGAAAAAAGGGTACAAGCAATGATCGATCAAGGTGTATTACCAGATGATGATGACATCGCAAAACGTGCTGTAGGCGTTCTGCTTGAGATCGCTGAAGGTCCTGACAACGCTAACGTAAAAGCTGGCGCTGCAAAGGCACTTTTGGAGTTCACCAAGCAAAAGCCCGTGAACAAGCATGAAGTAAAGGCAGTCGCTGAAGAGTGGCTGGCAAGTCTCGATGAACCAGAAAGCGAAGAAGATACGGAAAAAGCTGAGGGATGAGTTTGGGTTTTATTCTCAAAACGCCCTTAAGATTAGAACCAAAGATGGTGACGTAACCAACCTTCAATTAAATTTTGCTCAGCAGCAATTACTAAACGCTGTTGAAGAGCAATACGCAAAAGAAGGTAAAATACGAGTTATCATATTAAAAGCTAGACAGATGGGCTTATCGACAATGGTAGGCGGCTGGCTTTATTGGTGGCTGTCTCAGAGACGCGCTCAGCGTGGCTTGGTTGTAACACACCACGCAGACAGCACCAGAGCTCTATTTGATATGACTCGACGTTACCACGAAAACTGTCCCGAACCCATTAAGCCACACACAAAATACTCATCACGTCGTGAATTAAACTTCGATGTGCTTGATAGCTCATACGTAGTTGCTACGGCTGGTGGTGAGTCTGTGGCTCGTGGTGAGACAGTTACTGTCGCACATTTATCAGAATTAGCTTTCTGGTCACCGTCGACAGCAGAAGAAAATTTTAATGCAATCATGCAGGCAGTGCCTAATAGAAAGAACACTGCTGTTTTTATTGAGAGCACCGCTAATGGTGTATCTGGAAAATTTTACGATTTATGGCGAGGCGCAGTTGAAGGTACGAATGGATTTATCCCAGTGTTTCTTCCTTGGTTTATTCAAGACGAGTATATGGAAGAGACTGCTGGTTCGTTGGAATACACACCTGACGAAGAAAAGCTCAAGGACAACTTTGATTTAACAGATCATCAGCTTGCGTTCAGACGCAAGAAGATCGCTCAGAACGGTATAGACTTATTCAAACAAGAATATCCATCTGATGCAGACGAAGCGTTTCTTACTTCCGGTAGACCAATTTTTAATCCAGAGCAGCTAGTTGATATGATCGATGAGGCAGAACCTCACACACATCGGTTAGCTCTTGAAGATGACGAGTGGAAGCCGCACCCTAGAGGCGAGTTAGTACTTTGGGGTGATGTAGATCCATCAGAGACATATACCATAGGTGCAGATGTAGCTATGGGCATAAGAGGTGGTGATTACAGTGTAGCGCAGGTCCTAGACTCAAAGAAACGCCATGTGGCTAGTTTCAGAGGTCATGTGCATCCTGATTACTTTGCAGACATCCTGTTGCGTATGGGTGAGTTTTTCAACAACGCTTACGTGATTTGTGAGTCCAACTCTCACGGTCTGCTTACATGCACTCGTTTATACAAAGATTACAATTACACAAATTTTCATACCGAAATATCGGTAGACAAAATTAGTGACAAAGAAACGATAAAGCTAGGTTTTGCTACGACATCAAAAAGTAAGCCACTCATTATAAATGAGCTGAGAGCTACTTTGCGTGAGCGCGAGTTGCAAAGCAACGACCAAATAACATTACGCGAAATGCTTACATACATCGAAACAGAAACAGGTGGAATGGAAGCAGAAGCAGGCTGTCATGACGACTGTGTTATGTCGCTAGCTCTAGCGAACTACGGTCACCAGCAAGGCTGGGAACCAGTTCAAACTTATGACGATTATTACAGTGAGGCAATCTAATGGCTGAGACATTTACAGCACTTACCGAAGATGAGCTGCTGGGTCTTGTGAGAGACGAGATCAAGGGCTCGATCGGATATTCCGACGGCGATCTTAGTCACGAACGCCAGAAGATGCTTCGATATTATCATGCAGAATTACCTGAGAGGCAGTCTAACGGCAACAGCTCCTATGTATCACAAGATGTGTATGATGGTGTTGAAGGTTCGAAAGCACTGCTGCTTGAGACATTTTCTGCTGGTACCGATGTTGTGCAGTTTGCACCAAACGGACCAGAAGATGTTGAGATGGCAAAAGTCTGCACGACTTATACAAATTATATCATCCATCGGCAGAACGATGGTTTCTCTATATACCGAGACATTATTCATGACGGGCTCATGGCTCGTAATGGTATTGCAAAAGTGTATTGGGAAAACAAACAAGATCAGATCGAAGAAAAGTATGAAGACCTGAACGAAGACCAGTTTGCTTCTATGTTGGCACAGGATGGTATTGAGCTTCTTGATGTTACTGAGCAGCAAGGTCGTTATTCAGGTATTGTGCTTCGTTCTACTGACAACAGCCAAGTACAAATAGAGGTCATACCACCTGAAGAGTTTGTAATTAATCCGATGTCACGAAATGTAGACGAAGGATTTGTTGCACACAGACGCGCAATGACAAAAGCTGATTTAATAAAAATGGGCTTTGATGTTGATACAGTTATTGGCTTACCAGGTGACGAAGATCCGCTAGGCGAAAACTACACAGAGCGGTATTACAGACACGAACAAACAGGTCCGCAAAAGCTGACACCTGACGAGCATCATCGCCAAGAGCAGATGAAAGAAATCGTTGTCTATGAAAGCTACGTTGAAGCTGACATGGAAGGCGATGGCGTTGCACGTTTATACAAAGTGATATCTGCTGGTAACACATTGCTAGAGTACGAACAGGTCGACAGACAACCGTTTATCGTCTTCACACCTATACCAGTGCCGCATGCTTTCCATGGCGAGAGCTTTGGTTTGAAGTTAGTGCCGACACAAAATGCAAGAACAGCGCTTATGCGGTCTATTCTTGATCATGCGTCCGTAACAACTAATCCTCGGTACCTCGTACAAAAAGGTGCACTAACTAATCCTCGCGAGCTGCTAGACAATCGTTTAGGCGGCATAGTCAATGTGACACGCGTAGATGGTGTGACACCGTTGCTACAAAACCAGCTAAACCCATTCGTGTTTCAATCATTAATGCAGCTAGAAGAAGACGCTGAAAATACTTCAGGCGTGTCTAAGCTGTCACAAGGATTAAACAAAGATGCTGTTAGTAAACAAAATAGCGCTGCAATGGTGGAGAACCTTGTTAATCTATCACAACAGCGCTCTAAAATTATTGCCAGAAACTTCGCTAATAATTTTCTTAAGCCTCTCTTCTTAGAAGTCTACAGACTCGCTATTGAAAACGAGGACTATCAGAAAATCGTGCAAGTCGCAGGCACTTACGTAGAAATATCACCGATGGACTGGGCACAACGCAAAGATGTCGAAGTGTCATTTAAGTTAGGCTACGGTGAGACTGAACGTGAAGCATCCAAGTTTCAACAGTTGCATGCCTTGCTTTCGCAAGACCCTGGCATACAGCCGTTTTACCAAGCACAAAACAGATACGCTATGGTGCGTCAAGCCATGCTCAATGCTGGCATAAAAGACGTTGATACGTACCTGACGCCTCCTGATCAAGTGCCTCCGCCTCAGCCTGATCCTGCACAAGAAATGCAAATGCAGATCACTATGAAGCAGATTGAACTTGAAGAGCGCAAAGTTGCACTGCAGGAGCAAGAGGCACAAATGAAAGCTGAAATTGAGATGGCTAAACTTGAGCTGGCTAAAGCAACAGCTGAAGTTGATATTGCATCACAGTACAGCTCTGAAGAACGTCGT